CGGACATCCAATTTCCTCGAGTCTGTGTACTTTTAAGTCCACCTAAATGGTGAAGGAGGTAGCCATGAGTGAAAGAGCTAAAGAGGTTGAAACAACTGTCGACGGTTTATGGTCGCGAGATTTCAGGAATGATTTGCCAATTACGGCAAAATCTTATCTTCCTGACGCGGTCTACACCAGCGCTTCAAACGTCATTTTTTCAGAAGACGTTAATTTTATGCGCTTCGGCAATTGTAAACACAAAAAGCAAAGTCGGTTCAAAGATTATTCTTACAGAGAACTGGCGTTACCGTTTACGGGTTTCGATCCTGACAACCCATCTTTATACGGTACCCGTCGTAGTACGGCCTGGGGCAATTATTGCGCTCCGGATTCGCATTACGAAGGTTTGCTTAACCTCCAAGAACTGGCGGATACATATAGCGGTATGGCTCTTGAAGCCATGATGCCGTCAATGACATCCGGTTTTTCTTTATCCAATTTCCTCGTTGAACTCGCAGAATTTAAATATCTTTTCAACTTTCTGCGGCCAGGTGCCAAAACTTTAGAGAATATGGCATCCGGTCATTTAACTTGGTCATTTGGATGGAAGCTCTTTTTCAAAGACATTAAAGCGTTATATACGCAATTGTCTTCCTGGTATGCGCGTTATTCAAAGTTCTTAAACGACGCCAATAAGATAAATACCAGGCATTGGTTTATTGTAATCGACCCTCCGGACATCCCAATCTATCAGCCTAATGCTTACTGGCGAGTGCCAGGGAGCGGTGCCCACTGGAGTATTCAACCAGTGTACACGGCTACCGTGAAGTATACTTATACACTTCCCGGTATGTCTAAATGGCAACAGGAGTTACGAGCTTACCTCGACGCTATCGGCTTACATTTTAATGCCGCAGTGGTTTGGGAAGCTATCCCGTTTTCTTTTGTTGTAGATTGGTTCTTCGACGTAGGCAATTTCTTGGGGCAATATTCGAAAGACTGGTTGGAGCCGAATTTAATAATTATCGACTTCTGTTCCAGCCTAAAATACGAACTGCTCCATACCTACGACGTGGAATTCCTGAAAGCAGATGGCTCAGCCATCTCAGGAGTTTATCCAAATGGGTGGAAGTACTTGCGGTCTTATGAGCGCCTGAGACATATCCCCTCAGATTTCTTTGGGGTACAGGCGTCTGGTCGCTATGGGCTGAGTCAATTAGCCCTGTCAGGCTCACTATTAATTGCGCTGCGTGGTCGTAGATGATCACGTAGACACAAATGAACTTCTGGTTTATTAGTACAAACCTTAAGTTCGAAGGAGGCCCTTATGGCTTTTCCAGTCGATGTTGTCGTCTCAAGTGACGGCGGAACTACAGACCACACCTATAGCCAAATTTCGGTTGTAGGTGGAAAATCTATCCGTAAGGATAGTACTTTGGAACTTGATGTTCCGGCCCTTCTAACCATTAGCCATCAGGTTACTGGCCAAGGAGAAAGTTCTGTCGCCAGAAGAATGATCCGGGTTGATAAAACACTCGAAGAATCGGGTGAATATGCAACCGTGTCAGCACATATGGTGTTGACAGTCCCCAATGTCATTGTAACCAAAGCAGATGTAGAAGCTGAGGTTAACAAGTTAGTCGACTTTATAACTACTGCCGGCTATCTTGACAAGATATTGAATGGTGAACCTTAACGTGCCTTTCGGCAAATTAAGCTCTGGTTCGCCATATTTAGATTAATAAAAACTCTAAAGGGAGGTGATCATATGAAATCCAAGAAAATGTGGCTGTTAGCCAGCGAAATAATTGCGCTGCTTGTGCCCATGATCCTTAATTGGATCCAGGATCTCATACAGGAGAAGATCGAACCTGAAACCTAGAATTACTTAGGAATCAGGCTAGTGACTTTCCTGTGCTTCAGACCAAACATTATTTTCCCGGCCCTGTAAGACGGTGTGATAACCGCGCTTCTGGGTCGGGTCAATATGACTGGTATTACCATTCCATAACGGGCTCTTGGAGGTGACGTATGAGTAACCGTACCAGCCGGAAGAGCCAAGAAGGACAATTAGTTCTATCCTTCTACCAAGCCCTCATTACTGAGGATTTACCGCGTATGCATGGTGGACTCGAGGAGTTCTCACGCGATTATCAAACTATCGCGCGAAGGACCCGTTCTGAAGGATTGTCATTTTTGACAAAGACACTACCCAAATTTGGGAAGCTTATAGATAAAGCTCTCCAGGGTGAGTTGCTACTTACATCTGACTTCCGCAAACGTGTAAGAACTGTTCGCGGGAAAAGAGTCAGATATGTATTGCCCAATTTTCTGTGGGTTCTACTTAGCAAAGTCTTTAATCCTTTCACGGGCCGCATCCTTTTGGACGCTGACGTGTGCGCAATCAACGACCTGCGCCAGATTTGTTTTCTGGCCTACAAATTGGAGTTGCCATATGATCAAGAAATTATTGGTAATACTCTTGACCAGTTTGTTGAAATCGATGCTCAATTGCCTGATGAACAGCAGTTGGGCGAAGTCCGATCCAAACATAAAATTCTGGATCGTGCTCTCGATTATGGCAACATGTTTCTTCGTGCTGTTTGTGCTGATGTTGATTTTCTTGACATTCAGCCTAAGCATGGACCTGGAGTGGTTGCAACTGGTGAGAGACCATGGGAGAAGTTTAATTTCCCAACTTGGTACCATCAGCTAGAAGTGCTGTACCCCTATGAGGTGTACTGTACTCTCAACCGAAGCCATTACTGGAGTAACTTGTACAGGCGTGACTTCACCATGTATGATTATGGTGAAGCTAAAGTCATGCTTGTGCCAAAAGACTCTAGAGGACCGAGACTAATTTCAGCCGAGCCACTTGCTTATCAATATGTACAGCAAGGGATAGGTAGAAAGTTGGTGGAGACGATTGAGCACCACCCGCTTACGCGGGGAAGGGTCAATTTTTCTTCTCAACAAGTCAATCGGAACTTGGCACTTAAGGGCTCAGAGACGGGGGAGTTTGAAACCCTAGACATGAGTGAAGCTAGTGACAGAGTTTCCATGGCGTTAGTGGAATCCTTATTTAAGGATATCGCTTTACTAGACTGTTTAAAAGCAGCTAGGACGCCCTGCACTAAACTACCAGATAAACGAGTAGTTTGGTTCAGAAAATACGCGCCGATGGGGTCAGCATTGTGCTTTCCCGTTGAGGCCCTGTGTTTTTGGGCGCTCGCAGCAGGTATTTTACACGCGCATGGTTGGGCAGCTAAAGAAGCTGCTCGGCAAGTGTGGGTGTACGGTGATGACATCGTTGTCAGGAAGGGTATACATGTCTTCCTGATGCATTACTTTCCCTTAGTTGGATTGAAATTCAACGAAGATAAGTGTTGCACAACGGGGTTCTTTAGAGAATCCTGTGGTTGCGATGCCTACCGTGGCCAAGATGTGACCCCTCTAAAGATGAAGAGGTTGCCTCCGTCACGGAAAACCGCAGATGCACGCCCCTTCCTTGCATTCATAGAGTATTCCAATTCTCTATGGAGGAAGGCTTACTACTCAACTTCAAAAGCGATTGAGAGCCATGTTACCAAAATATATGGCCCCGTACCTCCGAAAGTTAATTCGGTTGACGATAGCGTACTAATGCCATCGTGGTACATTCGCCCCTTTAGGTCGAGTAGGGAAATCAAAGGGTTCAAGAGACGTTGGAATAAGGAACTTCAACGTTTTGAATTTCTTGTGCCTTTGATAAGGACCCGGTCTTTAGACCGGAATAGTCCTGTCTGGTGCGAGTTGCTACGTAAGTTGCGTAGCAGCAAACATACCAGGGCGTACAACTACACGTTACCTCGTCGTGTTAGAATAAAACGAGGCTGGACCTCATTAGTTTAACCACTAATGGGGACAACAACTATTTAAATCAGTTGTTATTGGGG